GGATTGGCCACTATTTTACCTGTGGTTAATGATTGATATTGGCAGTAAGCATCTAATGCCAATATGATTTCGTTGAATACATTGTTATTACAGTTAATAGGGATCACAATCTAGCTTCTTTTAAAATACTTTTGATCCATTCAGTATCTGCTACATAGTCTTGGAAACGTCGTTGCCAAAATTCTGGATCTATCCAAGGTAGTATCAATCCAATCTGTTCGTCATTGAGTTGTTCAAGAAACTCCACACCCGTAGCACAATTAAATACAATCCAAGGACTAACGCGGCCATTGGCAATATGATGACAAATCCTATTTGGATTACCGTATCTAAAATAGTCTCTAAACCCGTTAGCAAACTCTTCATGTTCATCTGCATAATCCTGCATCTCCTTTAGTGCTCGTTCTAGTGCATCTTGTACTGCTTCTTTACGCATATAGCCTCGTAGATATTCTAAGTAGACCTTTTCATGGCACCAATGATCGAGTTTTTTGTTTTCTTTGATAACCCAATCAATGAACATCTTGGGATTGACTGCACGTATATTGACCATGTGACGACCAAATTTGACAAAGGCTTTGTAGTAAGGACTGGCCACAAAATCAGCATATGACTTCATCTTAGCTGAACCTTGTGTCATTTCATAGAAACGCAAGTATGCCTGTAAGCCAAACTGTACACCAGTTTCTTTTTCTTCCTGCCAGCGTCGTTTTACTTCACAGAGATGCACCGCAAGGCTAGATTCTTTGCGGAACTCTTTTTCACAATATCTACACTTATAGCTCGGACTTGATTGTTTTGTCGTCGTATCCGAGACTGCGTGCATATTCTGCAATAGCTCGTTTGTCATTGATTTTTGCCAATAGATCTATTTCATCTGTTTTCATATTAGGAAATAATTTAGCCAAGAACTTTTGACTTTTGTTATCTCCTTCTTTCTTTTTACTCTTTAGCCAATAGTGGAATTGATTTCCCATCTGTGGGCTGACTGTAGTACAGGCCAACCATTGTAATTTAGGATGCCTATTCAATTCAAAGAAATGTTTATTTACATTTTCGTTGGTAGCCATTAGATAATAGGCCTGCATGTCAGCACTGCCTGACACATTAGCACCATATTTTAACATGAGATATGTTGAAAACTGTTTTTTCTGTTCATCGGTAAACTTGTCATAGTACGCACGATCCTTGCGATCAAATGCTGCCATTTCATTACCAATGTATAATGGATCTGGATTACTCATCTTTTATTATTAAGTGAATGGCCGATGATATTAACTAAACTTTCTAGCTGATCGATCCTAGCACGCAATCTATCGATGATATCCTGTTGACGGTGTACACGATCTTGTAATTCAGCGAATGCGGCTGCGCTTTCCTTTAATTTCTTTTCATGGCTGAACAAGTTTGGACGGACGATATTTGGGTCCATTACTCGTTTCTTTTTCTGTTTAAATTGTTTTGGGTTAAACATCATTATGTTCCTCAGAGAGCTTATATATAATTATACATTTTTCTACAGCTTCTGTCAAGGCTGGATTTAGGTTACGTTTTGAATATATTTCATTCCACATGCGTTGTTCGATCCGTTCTCTGGCCTGCCAACTCTGCCCAATCATCACACGAGATTCGATCGGTGCACCAGCTTCACGAGCATAGACAGTATCTCCACCATCTGGGCTTTCGTATATATAGGTCGCGCCTGGTTTCAGATTACCCATTACCAATGCCTTATGACACCTGCTATGATAAACAGGTTAGTGATGATATAAAACAACACGATCATGGTACGTATAAAAGCGATACGATCAGCTTCTTGATCTGTGCGTCCTTCTTTTTGTCCTAGGGCTTTAGCCCAAATGCGCCAAGCGTGATTCTTTACCATATTTTGCTGTAGTCTACTACTTCGCTCTGACGGCTGATATCCTTGACAAAGAATGCACACATCGGATGATCACCTTCTGTGATAGGAACAGCCAACATCTGCCCAGGTTTGAGTTTTGGAAAGTACCATTTAACGTCTTGATAGATGTCTACTATTTCGATTGGGTGGAACTCAGGTTTAAAACTACCTAATGGATTGAATGTGAATACGTTAAATCCTCGATCATTGATTGATGTTAAAGGTATGACTTCTAGGTCACCAAAGTCTGGTTCACCGATCAGTATCTGCCAATCCACAGGCATCTTGACTAGGTTACCACCAATGTTCAATACCAACGCTGGACTGTTGAAACTTTCTAAGAAGATCAGTGGGATAAAGAAGTAGTCAGGGTTCTTTGGATCGCTGTTATCTAATATAGCGAATCGTAGATCCTCGACTTCATCTGGAATCTCATTCATTTCATATGCGGTGTTTTCTAGTGTTAATATGTAAATTTTAATGCTCCTTTAAATTACTTTGATTGCCAATCTGCTTTTTCTACTAAAAAAGGATATGAGGCATCTTTATAAAATTGTTTACGTTTAGTTAAATGCCGTTTGGCAAACTTACATGTTGATGTTATGTCCCAGATCTGGACGAAATCCTTGTCTTCAGCCTTACGTATGCCACGCCCAATTGACTGGATAACTCGAACGAAACTCTTACCAGGCTCCACAAGCACAAGATTAAAAATTCTAGGGATATTAATACCAACAGCAGCAACACCATAGGTAGCGACAATAACTTTGTCATCCATGCTTGCAACGTCATCATAATGTTCTTTTCTATCATCTGCTTTAGTGCCTCCTGACACAAATACACTATCTTTGATACGATCTACTAGAGCTTTACCTGGTGCTAGTCTATCTACCAGCACGAGAGTGTTACCTGACTTACGTATCGTTTCTACTAATTGGGCGATGTAGTCTAATCGTCCTTCTGTTTCAAGTAAGTATCTCAACTCACTTTGATAATCTCGATATTCTACATGGTCAACTAATTGTAGAACGTTTACATGACATTGAGCTAGTACGCCCTGCTCTTGTAATTCACTGGCACTTAATCGGCCGATAACGTCACCTATTGAGCACTTTAAGCTAACAAATTCGTAATCTTCTTTAGGAATCGTACCGGTTAACCCCCACCTGATAGGTATATGTGCCATTACACCAGTAAGCAGAGTTTTAAGTGCATCTGCTTTGGCCATATGTACTTCGTCAACCATAACACAGACAACATCCTGTAGGAACTCACCGATGGTGATATCTACTTCATGATTGCGTGATCCTTTAAGTAGGATATTCAAGCTCTGCCAAGTGCAGATAGTATGTGTACGACCAAACTCTTTACGGTCTCCAAAGTACACTCCGACATCCAGGCCCATGTTCTTATAGTCAGCTTCTGTTTGTGTCACTAAACTCTTGTTTGGAACTATAACGATAGTACGTCCATGTGGTTCACAACAATGACTCAGTGCCGCAGTGATCAGTGTTTTACCTGCACCTGTTGCTACTTCCTGTAGACATTGTGGGTTGGCTAAGAACTTGTTGATGATCTCAACTTGATAATCTCTAAGAACGATTGGTTCACCGGCCATTGGGTGCTTGGCTGGCCAAGTGATATGTTTAAATGTTTCTTCTGTTACCTGTTCAAAGTCATACTGAGTTTTATATTCACGCAGATCTTCTACTTCTAAACTATAACCCTGCTTGTCTAAGTATGCTATGACTTCTGGTAATAGATTGATGTAAGTGCTACCACCCAATTGGAAGAATGCCACTTTACCGTCCCAACGTCCTAGACGGACTGCTGGTAAGTAACGTGCACCTGGGATCTCAAACTTAAACATGTTTGAAAGTTCTTTGCGTTCATGTAAATCTAGGCCTTCTATCTTTACATTAACTTCATCTCGGATTATTAATCTAGCTACAGCCATCAATCTTCTCTTAATTGGCTCGCGCCATAGTAAATTATTTTTTCTGCTCTACGGGTCCAGTCCATCTTCTTACCACCAAACATCATTTCAAATGTTGTGACCATCAATGGTACAGGCCAGTCCCAAGTTTTTGGAATCTTCTGAGCATATACTACTTTAACACGATATGGATCATAATCGCTAGTCTTAGTCTTACCGTTTCTGTCAAAACGCACTATGTCAGATTCATCAAAGCGACTCAAATCTATTTCCATCATGGTAGGATTGTAAATACAAACAGGATATCGATCAGTCTGTTCGGCATAATCAAATATCATGTTAAGATTATCTGCGCTTGGTTGTAGGTGTACTGCGTGCTTGGTACTGATATTACGCAAAGGTTCAGCACAAGTAACTAAAATACTGTCGTCTATAGCGTAGCCACCTAGTCCTGAATAATCAACTAATCGAATCTTATTGTCTAGA